GACTTCAACAAGTACGAACAGGGTGAAATAAAAGACATGATGATGAATCTAAAAGGCACTGTTGCTGGTAGATTCTTATGGCAGCTTGGCACAAAAACTGTAGACAGATTAGGTTTGCCTTCTTTACAGAACTGCGCATTCACTGTTGTCGATCATCCAATACGTCCATTCACATGGGCGTTTGAGATGCTCATGCTTGGATCAGGTGTTGGCTATAACATTCAGAGAGAGCATGTTTATCAACTGCCAAAAGTAAAGCGCAAGGTAAGGATAGAGAACGTGAATGACAACGGCGCTGACTTCATTGTACCTGATTCTCGTGAGGGATGGACGGAGCTACTCAAGCGTGTGCTCGAAGCAAGCTTCATTACTGGTGAAGGTTTTACGTATGCAACACATCTCATCAGACCAGCTGGATCTCCGATCAAAGGTTTCGGTGGTACAGCATCGGGCAGTCAAGATCTAATATGGGGTATGCAAGAGATTAATAACATCTTAAACAATCGCTCTAATAGAAGGCTGCAACCTATTGATTGTCTGGACATTATGAACATCATAGGCAAGATAGTTGTAGCTGGAAACGTGAGACGTTCAGCTCAGATTGCTCTAGGAGATCACGACGATCTTGACTATCTACGCGCAAAGCGTTGGGACCTAGGCGGTATCCCTAACTGGAGAGCAATGTCTAACAACTCAGTGGTGTGTGATGATATAGATCAACTGCCTGATGAGTTCTGGGGTGGTTATGAAGGTAACGGAGAACCTTATGGTCTAATCAACCTAGAAGCATCTAGGCGTATGGGTAGAACAGGAGAAATGCAATACCCTGATCCAGATGTCATGGGTTACAATCCATGTGCAGAACAATCTCTTGCTCCATTTGAGACATGCTGTCTAGCTGAGATATATCTACCGAACATAGAGTCAGAAAAAGAACTTAAGAAGGTGGCTGTCTACCTGTACCGCATCAACAAACATAGCCTGTCTATCAAGTGTGCTGTCAAAGAGACAGAAGATATTGTCCACAGACACATGAGAATGGGTATAGGTGTGACAGGTTATTTACAGGCAACAGAGGAGCAACGCAGTTGGCTCGAAAGTTGCTACATTTACCTACGTGAATATGACAGAATTTACTCTAGGGACTCAGGATTCCCTACATCTATTAAACTTACAACAGTTAAACCATCTGGAACGCTTAGTTTACTTGCTGGCGTTACACCAGGAGCACACCCTGGATACTCAGAACATTACATTAGGAGAATACGAATGTCTGCTAATAGCGAGTTGGTCAGCGTGTGCAGAAAGAATGGCTTTCGCATAGAATATGTGAGAAACTTTGACGGCACAGAGGACCACTCAACAGTCGTTGTGGAGTTCCCATGCAAGTTTCCAAAAGGAACCATGTTTGCAGCTGATATGTCAGCAGTAGATCAACTAGAGGTTATAAAGCGATTACAGGCCGAATGGAGCGATAACTCGGTGTCAGTGACCGTTTACTATAGGAAAGAAGAATTAGACGCAATTAAAGGGTGGTTACGCGATAATTACGTAAACGTAAAATCGGTTTCTTTCTTGCTTCATAACGACCATGGTTTTGATCAAGCTCCACTAGAAGAGATTGACAAAAAAACATACAACAAATTAAAGAAGCAATGCACGCCAATCACCTCTCTTCATGAAATCAAAATGGAAGACGTAGAGATAGATGACTGCGCAAGCGGTGCATGCCCAGTAAGATAATTACTTACTTGACTTCTTCTCGATGGTACGTCCTGCAAAGTACGCACCAAAGGCTGTAAGCATAAGCAACTCAAGTAGAGAGACGTATGAGTCCTTTACGTTGAATGCAACATTGTCCATACTGTCTATCATCATTGTGATCATAAACATGGCCATCAGGCATATAAGTGTAACAGGGCGTATAAGTTTAGCCAGCTTAACATCGCTGCCCATGTCAGCCTTCCAGCGCTCTGTTACATTTTCCTGAAACCTAACCTCTGCATCGATCACACGTTGAGCTTCTCCAGAGTCAACCTCTGGATCTTTATCAATTAGGTTCTTTACAACTCCCAGTCCACCGCTATCTGGTAGAAGGTCTCCCACTACACCTAATACTTGTGGTGCTTTTTCTGCTAACCAAGATCCAAGCTTGGTTTCTTTAATTTTCTTTTTACTCATCTGTTCCTATTATTTTTCTTATTGCGTCCAGCGGGATTATACCCTCTGGCTTTGGGTTAATATACTGACCTCTGTATTGATAGTATAATGCGTTGAAGTATACAATCTCTGCGCGTTCAGCTTCTTGAATTTCGTAAGTAGCATTTGATCTATCTAGGTAAGGTAGCTCCCTGGCTTTTAATTTTGCCTTCCTGTAGATATCTAGCATTTTTTCCGTTTCTTTTAATTCGTTTTTCAACCTCTGCACACCTGTAAAATCTAATCCCTGCACATCTCCCTCACCTTTTCTTATTTCTCTATCAAATTGACCTATGTCTTGTTTGTTTTTAACAAATAAATCGTAGTCATAGAATCTAGAAGGCCCACCGTAGATTGTTTTAAGTATAGGTACATCTGAGAATCTAACAGTAGGAAGGTCTGAGCTTTCTGTTGTAAGTAGGTTGTCAATAAACTCTTCTGGATTATCAGAAGCTAAAAGTCTTTGTGCTTTTCTTTCGGCTATACTAAACGCAGCTTGACCTAATCCAATACCTTCTTCAACAAAGTCTCCAGCTCCTCCCCAATATGATTGTAGTATATAGTAATAAGGATCTGGATTCACATCATAACCTCTAGATATGTTGTCTGTCCCGCCTGTCATCTCATTTAAAGCGTCAGCTGCATCTTGAATCCAATCTGGAGATCTAAACGATAAAGTATTCTCTGGAACTTCAGCCCCAAAAGGATATTGAGTTCTCCTTACAACACCACCAAAATATGTTTCGTTAAATGCAAATGCGTCAAGAGGTGCTTTTGCTATCGTTGGTGTTACAGATTTTATCGCTGCTCCACCCAATGTTCCTGAATGGCCCATGGCTATAGGAGAGAAAGAGCTGTGAGCTGACAATCCAAAGAAGGTCATCGCATCCCAGAAATCTCTTTCACCAGCTGCAACTTCAGCGAGTATCATCCCTACATTATTAAATAAATTATACCCATATCCTAGAGGAACATTTATATAATTTTTACCATCAACACCAATAATAAAACCTCTTTCTTTTTTGTAATCAGCTATCTTATTGTAGAATAGCTCGTCATCTTCATCTCTATCAGATAGAGCCATGTTTATCATTGTCTGCATTGCAGATAGTAAAACCATACCTGCAGCTAACTTTCTAGGTGCCGTAACTCTCTTCTTCCACGCTGGCGCTTCATCAGGGTTGTTAGGTAATTCTTCTTTTATACCTGAGAATGTTCTTGAAAATCTAGATAGACCCTGTACGGATGCATTAAAGAATAAGAAGTTAGCGTTAAGAGACGGTCCCCATTCGCCAGACTTGTTGAAGTTAACTGTTATGTTTTTAGAAAGCTGAGCTGCTCTTGCAGCGCTAACTCCAGCCTTTCTAGCTTCTATGTAAGCAGATAGCCTGATAGCATTTTCAAATGCCTCATTTATACCTGCCACGTATTCAAAGAACTGACCAGGCTTTTTGAATACAAACTCTGCACCTTTACGTAAAGTTCCTTTTGTCTTAGCTTTCTTTCTTAAATTATCCACGACATTGTTAATTGCATCAGAGTAGGAGAAACCTGTTCTTCCTCCAGTCGCTTTCCATTCCTCAATATATGCAGCCATTTCTGGAGATACATCTTTACCAAAGGCAGCTTCGTTGAGCAAAGCTTTCAAAGATGAGAAAGACCCTTTAATCATCTTCTTTGTAAAATCCTTAGTATCTAAGTCGTAGCCAGTAAGGATACCGCCTTCGTTCTCCAACTCAGCCAATACATTAAATACAGCTCCGTGTAGATCCCTAAAGAAGTTACCCACAAAGAAGGCTGGGTTGTACTGCGTAAATGCGTTACGCATAAGATTCATTGGACCAGACATGATCTTAAATACAGAGTTAAGCTTTTCTTGAGTCATGCCATTGAGGGCATCTGCATAGTCTGTTTTCTTAAAGTATATAAAGTGCTGCTCACCGTTTATTCTTATAGGAACAAAGTGTCTATCTGCTTTCATCTGGAACATAGTCATTGGAACTTTATTTCCTTTGTCATCTATCGTAAGCTTAGCATTGTTTGCTGAGTATACATTCCAAACCTTTTCGTTAGGATTATTTTTGACAAGATTATAAAGAGGTAACATAGCCTGATCTTTACGAGCTCTTTGCTGAACAGCAGCATTTTGCATTATGACGTTTGCAATTAGATTTACGCCAGTTTTACTGGCTCTACCCTTAGCTGCTTTTGTTGTTTTTCCATATACAGACATACCAGATCCCCCAGTTGGATAGTAGTTTTCACTGTCTTCCATCTCATCAAAAGCAAGACCGCTAAGAGGAACGTAGTTTTCGTATAAATTTTCCCAAGCCTCTATCCTCTCTCTTGTCTCCAAACCTCCCTCCAGCATTGTCTCCCTTGTGTTCTTTACAACTTCGTAGACTAAGTTTGCAACCCTTACCATATCTGGAGACTCAAGCTCTTCGATAATCTCATTTGCCTCCTGAGTTGTCATACCAGACCCACTTTCTAACTCAGGCCTTAGATTTAATATAAAGTTATTTCTTTCCTCTGCGTGTTTAGCGTACAGGTAATCTGATACTTGTTCTGCGGTAAGATCAGATTCAGCCATTGCATTCATTATCAACTCAAGTCTAGCCTCTAGAGCTTCTATGTCAGTACGAACCATACCGTACATTCTATCCATTGCAAGCTCAAAGTCTTGCGACTCTGGGACTTTGCTTTTTCTAAACGCTTCTATATCCTGCTGCAGCAGCATAACACCAGAGTATTTATCTTGAAATTTTATAGCAAGCTTTTCAATCAAAGCCCCATAAGGGGTAGACTCAGACTTCTCCCACGAACTGTTACCTTCATTGTATATTCTTCCTGGAAGTCTACGTGCTTCAAGGCCGTCGATATCTGCTTGACTAAGAGTTAATCCAAACTCACTTGTGCTTCTCTTTCCTTTTCTTTTTTCTTTATGCTCCTGAACTATTCTTTCTGCCTCTTCTACACTTAATTCCTGTAAAGTCGTAGGGTCTTTCATTATGTTTGTCAGACCGCTAGCAGATGTAAATCCTTTGAACCTAAAATACGTCACTGGGTTTGAAGTAAACACTGCTCTTTCATATCCTATGTTTTTTGCAGCATCTCCAAACGCAGGTAATTGAGAAGCGTTGTCAACTTCCCTCACTGCTTTAGATTCTCTAACTTGTGACGGCACAACGAAAGCAGACGCTGAGACCATATCATTAACCTCTGCATTTTTAAATGCTGGATCGTTGATTGCATTAAGAATATCTTTTCTGTTTATTCCTAAGTCTTTCTTGTCTAGAATCCTTAATACGGTTTCTAAAAACTTTTGTCTAGGGTCATTTGTAAATCCTAACTGTGTTGCATTATCAAGATTTTTAAATACTGTTAAGAAGTTTTTCAAACCTTTTGGAAACTCTAACTCTGAAGATCTTTTACTAACTATATCCTTATCAATAATTACTTGAAGATCACCAGTGTTCTCATCATAACCCAGACCTTCTTGATTATTAGAGTTCATTATTCTTTCAAACTCTGCGCTTACTCCTTTTCGTTTTAAGCCTTGATTTATAGCCTTAGCTAAAGCAAGACCTGCCCCTTTGTCGTACTCAGAATCAAGATCTGTTGAACTAGCCTTAGCCCATTTATCAAGCATGGTCAACACATTGGCAAATGTTCCTGGACTATTAAAGCTGTTTTCTGGCTTAGCTACAGTGAATATAGTTATGTAATGCTTACCTTCTGCATTAACAATACTGTTGTAGACGGATCTCATTACACTACCTCCAGCATGGTTGGATATAATATTTAATTTTCCTTCTGTAAACTTAGATAGATTCTCTGCACCATGAGGACCGCTTGTGTTATTGTATTTGTGAGAGCTCTTTCTTTTGCCTTTACCTAAAGGTTTGAAAGGTAGAGATATCTCTTGGTCAGACCTCTCTCTAGCATACCTGTGTACATTGACAACTATATCAGATGCATCTAGGTTGTTGTCTATTTGATATTGTCTTAAGAATTCACCAAAAGTAGCAAACTCATTTGTTCCCTCAGGGTAGCTACCAGCCGCATCTCTTTTTTCTAGCCCTCCTAAATCAAGGTCAGTCCCACTAAATACATCTCCTTCAAAAGACTCGCCAGCCTTCAGCCTGTCCATCCTTTCGTCAGCTGCAGCTAGCTCTTCTTTATTCACCATGTGTAAATCTGAAACTCTTCTTTGATAAGATTCAGAATCTTTAGGGAGCAACTGCCATGGTTCTCCATATATCTCCACCTCCTGCATGAGGCGGTCCGCTTTTAGCGTAAATGACTCAGGAGTTTTCTGTCCACTAAGATTAAATAGTTCTGGATAGTCTTCTTTAAATATAATAGCTTTCCCGCCTTTTAACGCGTCAAGATCTTCGCTTGTAAGGCCTAACTCCCTTAAAGCCATCATATTTGCTATAGCTATATTTTCAATATGTATGCTCTCTTCGAGCTCTTGTATACCTGTTTTATCGCTCCAGGTAGCTCCTGTTCTGCCTGGCTCAAAGTCAGAGTAATTAAAATAAAAACTATAACCAACTCTTTCTTCAACATCCTTTTCTCTGTATATATCGCCTCTTTGTTTACGTATATCCTGTAACTCTTCTGTAAGCAGTTGTTTGCGCTCCTCCTCCAGTCGAGGTCTAGCTACATATCTCTGAACTGGTCCGTCCTTCCAGAAATGCATTGCCTCGACATTTACAAGTCTTACTTCACCTGTTGCTGGATCTGTATATTTCCAAGGCATCCACTCTCCTCTTAGATTTGTAAACCTAGTGCTCTTTCCTCCAGAAGTGATGTATGGGTACGAGTTAAAAAAGTGCTGCCTGTTTCTAAATTCTTTACTGTTGAATCTTGCTTCTTGCTGCCTTATATTTGTTTCGTGATATCTACCCATGGATGTCCATTCAAGAGTAAACGGTTTATCTTTTGGTAGATTCCAAACACTCATAGGCTTTCTGTTCTCTAGCCCTTCTATCTCTGTAGACGTTTCTTCTTTTATCCCGTGTATTTCTTGAGACAGTTTCTCAGTACCTAAAGTAACTTTTTCTTTTCTTATAAACTTAGCAAACTTCGCTGCTATTTGAATCATAGAATCAGCCCTTCCAATTTGAAGGTTGTCACCAAAAGCTTTGTTGTCTTTGAATAACTTAAACATCAGTGACTCAATACCACCTGTTATCTCACTAAGTTTAATATCTAGAGCTTCAACAGCTCCAGCTTCACCCCCTTCCTTCTGAACATAAAACTCTCCACCAGCAACAGCCTCTAAGAATTCGTTTATAATCTCTTTCTCTAAGTTTTCTTTTGAATAACTATCGTATTTTTCTCTAGTTCCGTCTAATATCCTTTTTATAGATCCGTTATTATTTGCTATTGATATTATTTCAGCAACAAGCTCCTCCCTTTTTGCTGTATCATTTACTATATCTCTAAGTTCAAAGTGTCCAACCTCATGAATCATATCTGCTATAACCTCTGCTTTAACTGCTCCCTCACCTGTAAATACGTGAATCTCATCGGTCATTTCTTGATCTCTCTCTTCCTGAGTAGCCTCTTTGTATAAAGCGTTACCACGCTTACTTACAGATCTGATAGATTCTTTTGTTTTATGAATTATAACCTTTACCTCACCTTTACCTTTCTTAGCAAAACCAGCTGCTATAAGATCTAATTCACTTAAACCTTCTTCTCCTTGTATGAGTTCTCCTTCATCGTTAACCTCCAACTCATTATATCCGTCTATTGGCGTCCTAGACTTCCAATCACCAATACCTAAAGCTCCTTTATCTCCAGTGTAATTTGCTGCATCGAATGAATTAAATTCTATAATAGAGCTAACAGCTAACATTCTCTCCATGAGATTGTTATACTCCTCGTTGAATTCTTTTCTTGCCTCGTCAGTAAGCTGCGTAGTCTCCTCCATAAACTCCTCACCCAGTTCAAAGTTTCCATGTAAATTACCTTCAGAGTCCCTCCATGTGTTATCTTCCTGTTTGTTGAACTCTGTCTTAACAGCTTCTAAATATCTTAACCTGTTGTCAGCGACAATCATTTCTGCTATAAGATCCCATCTGCCTTTTTTAGCAAGCGCTTGTATACCTGCTTGGTTTCTATTAAATGATATATCCGCTTTAGCCATTAAATCTTCAATAGATTTTACAGCATCTTGTTGCTTTTTGGTTAAATCTTTTAATGTTAGTTGTGCGGCTGGAGATTTTGAGGTTTCTTCGTATACAACAGACAAGTATTCAGATGCCTTCTTTTGATCACTTTTAGAAAGTCCACCCATAAAGTATCCGCTATTGGCTAGCTGCCTTTTAAAAGACAGGGCTGCCATTTCATTAAACTTGTCAGGCTTAAACATCCTCTGATACTGAGTCCTTGCGTTAAATATCACACTACTTCCTCCACCAAAGTATTGGCCTATATTACCGCCAATAAGGCCTGACTCATGCATGTCAGCCATAAACTCCTCATTGCTGTACTCGATGCCGCTGGCCACAGAATAATTGTATTTTTGTAACCCCTCAGTTAAAGCTTCTGCTAAATACTCTTCAGCATAGCCAAGCCTAGAGGCTAGGTATGTACCACCAGCAAACTCTAAGGTTTTTCTTGCGGCGCTATATCTACCTACACTTGTTACCTCATAAGGCAAAAAACTACCTCCTTTATATACCTTACCGTCAATAGTGATACCGCCTTTCGGCGCTCTACCTTGTACCACTTTAGGCGTACCCTTAAATACGTTATATGGGTTCACTCTATTCGTAAGCCTGTTTAAACCAAACTTTCCTAAACCAAAGAAGGTCACACCGCCTATAAACTCACCAGCCATCTCAGCACCCCCGTGTCTAAAAGCATATCCTCTTCTCGCACCAGGAGTTAAGTCTTTCATATTTGGATCATTAAATGACCTGTAGTATGCTTCCGCACCAGTTGTGTAACCTAGAAACGACGCTTGCACAAGAGATGGAAGAACAATACCACCGCCAGGAACAATTACACTTGAGACAATACCCAAGCCTATTCCTGTTAGTGATGTAGGTAAAGACTCTATACCTGGTAGTTTAATTTCTTGAAAGTCAACATCTTCGTATGCTTGGTTTAAAACCCTATCGTAATTTTCTGAAAGATGATACCCATTAAAAAGTGTGGTAGGATCAAGCAGGTCTAGCTGCTCTGCAGTTATAGCATATTTATTTTGTTGAAACTTAAGATCAGCAATTTTTCTATCTCTTTGTTCCTGTCTTTCAAGAAAAAGATTCCTGGCGTTTTCAGGATCAAAATCTTTACCGAAATTTTCAAACCCGAAAACATCCTCCATAAGTGGATCGACTATATTCTCAGCAACAAACGAACCTATAGAAATATTTGCTGCATCCAGTTGGTTCTTCATGTTTACAACACCTATCTCCCAACTAAGAATTCTGTCTTGGTTTCTGGTGTTTCTTTCACCAACTGTTGAGTCCTTATCTAGAAATAAAGCTATGTCTCCGTTCTTAAAACCTAGAGTTTTTGCAAATTCAGTTGCCGCTTTGTTAAAGTGAAGGTCTGCAAATATCTTAGACTCTAAGTTTTTTATGTAATCATCATAAGATCCGTAACCCAGCTCTTCTATAAGCTCTGCACTCATACCTCCTGAACCTGATCGCTGCATCAGCTTTCTTTGCTCTTCAGTAAGATAGGTTGCTCCAGGAAGATTTAAACTAAAGTTAAGCGCCCACTCTTCTTTAGATAAAGCTACATTTTCCAGAACATAGTTATCGAAGTATTTTCTAGCCTCAAGAGATCTTGCTGTATCGAAATATTCTTTGGAAAAGTTTCCGTCGTCATCTAATTTAGCTTTTTCTTCTTCAATCTGTTTTTCTAAATTGGCTATGTCTGATTCAAATACAGTCCCATATCTTCTTGCTCTCTTTAGGTTATCTAATTTGCTAGTGAGATCATCAATTTTTTGCTGTATAACTTCTGTTTGTTCTTCTTGAGTCGATAAAATTCTTTCATCTATCATCTCAATAAAGCTGTTTATCCCATCTGGGGTAGGGTCTACGCCTAGATCAGCAAGTATAAAACTAGCATTATTATATACAGTCCCGTCTGATTTGAAAGCGGTCCCTGCTTTCTGTAGCTCTAGGTTGCTTAAGTCTAGCTTACCACCAGAGGTGGCTAAATCTTCAAATAGCTGATCAATGCTACCTGGTGTAGCCATCCTAAGTATCTTCTGCCAAGCAAGATCGGCCTGTCCCCCTTCTTTATAGAATTCATTGTAGCTGTCTGCAGCTCTGTTGTATTCATCCACACTACCAAATCCAGACATATATTCATCATATGCCTCGCTTACTTTTGCGTTATACGAATCTACCTCTTCCTTTGATGGAACAAATCTTTTTGTCTTACCTGTAGGTTGAAGACCAGAGTCCGTTGTAAAACGATAATCTGGCATATAAGAAACAGATGGTTTAGGTCCAGCTTTCTCTAGTATAAATTCGTTAAGACCTGACTCTGTTGGCCTAGCTTGAGTTAAAGCGCTAAAGTCTGGTATTGAAAAGCCTAGTATTTCTTGAAATTGTTTGGGTAAGGTTCCCCAGTCTATTTCGTATGCGTTTTGGCTTTCATTCTGCTCTTGAGTATCCGATACCGTGTCTACTTCGTCCAATACTGATATAGACTCCAATGAAGGATCTTGAGCATCTAAATCCAAACCCGAATCCACCTCTCCTCCTTCGAAAAACTTTTTTACCTCTGGATCCTTCTTTAAAAAAAAAAGATCCCTTATCTTCCATTAGGTCCTGGATAAACTGCTCGTCTTTTTGTGTAAGCTTGCTACTCGCCATATACGTTTATTTTATACAAATATAATGAATTATAGTGCACCAGCTGAGGCAGCAAGTTGAGCTTGAGCATCATTAAAGTCTATCAGCACTTGTAAGCCTTTCATTAATGCATCTTTTTGCTCACCTTTGGTAGCGCCAGCGCTGTATCCGATCTGGCCTAGTATACTCAGATATTCCTGATTTTGTCGACCGTCTCTTGTTGTTGGTGGTACAACGATATTTCTAATAACTTTTCTTCTTGCTGTCTTTGTTTCTAGATCTAAATCAACCCCCTGTAATGTAGAGAGTCTCTCTAGTCTTTCAGGTGAAAGTCCAGACACATCTTCAGATACATACATTTCAGCTCTTACCATAAGATTTCTAGACTCGTCGATGGCTACGCCTGCTACTCTATACTGATCGCTAACCTCATTTAATCTAGGGTCAGTCGGGTCTTGAGTTTCATATGTAGATTCAACAAGAATAGAAGCCTTACCCACCCCAACTTTAGGGACCATAAGGGCTGTTATACCTTGACCAAACTCGCTGTCAAACTGAATATCAAGCTGAAATCTAGCGCTAGGCAAGAATTCCTGAGGGTTAAACTGAATCGCAGAAGGGAATATATTCTCCTTATCACTATCACTACTTGTATCTTCTAAGTTACCAGCTAAGAACTTCATAGTTTCATCTATGTATTCTTTTAGATCAAGAGGCACATAACCCTCTTCCTCTCCTTTTGATTGCTTGTCGTGCAGCAATATAGATTCGTACTGGTTTTCCCCGTAGTTATCTTTAAATGTGTTTAAAGCGGTTGCTACAACCGACGGATTATTTTGTGCAGTTGTTGTTACCCAGTTTCTCAGAAGGCTTATCTTCTCATCCATTGACATGTCAGGATTATTTTTAAGCCTTGTAGTGGCAGCAGAAAAGTCTTTAGAGAATGCACCAGGAAGTAGATTGCCATATGGAGACTGCGTGGGGGAGAAGTAAGATTTAGATCCTATCGTAGGTGACTGACTAACAAGACCATACACATCATTGCCGTCCTCATCTTTAAGTCTCTCTCCGTTGATGTCTGTGTAAAATGCGTAAGAATCTCCTGTTGCTGGATCATATTCTATGCTGTCTAAGTCTACACCTGACATATTCCACATACTCGTCTTGTAATCTAATGTGCTCATGTCGTCCTTGAGTTCATTGTTACTGTCATTCCAGTCCTTTGTGCCAGTAACCCATCCCTCTAAAGCCTCTCTTTCTGATTTTACATTAACAGAATGTCTTTTTAAATCACCGTATAGCTCTTTAAGCCCCATGATATCTTCAAAAAATTGACCTTGGTTTGCGCCTGTGTAGTAAAAATTATTAATCTTACCTCTTGTATGTAAAAGTTTGTTTGTAAAAACCTCCTTATGTACATCAGAGAAACCCTCAGTATCAAAACCTAATAGCTCTTTTTCTTGAGATGATATAGTCCTCTGTCTCTCTTTATTGGCTTTTAGTTGCTGAGAAGCAGCCCTCATCTGCTGTTGTTCAAGCAGCATAAGCTGCTGATTTACAGTATCTGAAAAACTTACCTGCTGACCTTTTGGTTTTAAATAGTCGTAATACTTGTTTGCCATTTTACTTAATCAAATTGTGGCTCATCGATAAACCTCACAGCATTGAATAGATCCATAAGGTTTGCTCTGCTTTTATTTTTCTTTGCTTTATTGTATGCCTTCTCCATGCCAGATGCTTGTTCTGGATTTATAACATACTCACCGCCAGTCATTTCACCTATTTTTTTGCCTTCACGTATGATGTCTATAGGATTGGTATCGTGACTAAACTCACCAGGAGTTTTTATTACCATACCTTGATCACCCTCTACGGTCATGTCTCCAAACTCTGTTAAGGCATTCAGAAATCCTTCTACATCATCTTCACGCAGAGCCAAATCAAGATTTTGTTGATATTGCGGTATAATATCTCCCATCTCCCCAAAGTCCAGAATTTGATCTTCAGAAGTTCCTCTTCTACCGCCAAGAATAAATGTCTTACCATCTTTCTCGCCAGTTAGTAATGTCTTTCCTTCATCATCTACTACTTCTTCCCCGTCTTTTTTCTTCTGTCTAGACATAGCAAACCTTAACGCTGCATTTAATGCATTTCTAAAACCTGCACCAGACTGCTGCTGACCCATAAGGCTCTGCTGCTGCCCCATAGCAATCATCTCCTGTGCGGTCTGGTAGTCAAGACCTAAGTCGCTCATAATCTTATTTATAGCTGCCTGTTCGTCCAGCCTTGCAAGCCTTAACCCTTCCATAAGCGCAGCTGTCTGTCTGTTAATCTCTCTCTCTTCGTCAGCAGCCTCTGACTCGCTTAGAACTCTTTGCACTTTTGAAGGGTCAGCGCCAAACTCAAGAGCCTCTCTTGCAGCAGCTAAATTATCAGAATCCTCTGCTGGTAAATTAGAGAGAAGTATAGCTGCGTTTCTTCTAGCTTCAGGAGTTAAAGCTGCTGTATCTCTAGCTCTTACGTCTTTTATAGCGTCAATTACATCATCCCTTAAAGCTGCACCCTCCTCAATATCCTCTTCTGCTCGCCTTCTGTTTATAATTCCTTGACCAATATCAAAAGCTGCAGCGCCACCTAATATAGCTGCCTGCCTTCTCCTCTGCTCTGGAGTCAAAAATGCGCTAGATACATCACCTCCGCTCCCACCTCCCAGTGAGTTCAAAAGTAAGAATTGCATTAACTGATTCTGCTGAGTTTCGTCCATATCTACAAATTTACAAATTTTATCCTAAACTACCGTCAAGCTTAGTGTTTTCAAATTCTACATTGATCGCAAATATCTCTCCGCTACCAGAAATACGTGCCCCCATGTACGGTCCTCTCATCATTTCACCAGTTTTGCCTACTCTTTGAGAGATGAATATAGGTATGAAATCATCCTGTATGGGCTCTAATCCAGGTATGCCAGTGTTTAAAAAGTAATCTACAAAATACTGTAAACCTAAACCAAACTCAAAGCCTCCCTCTAGGGCTATAGAATCATCGATGCCAGAAATAATAGATATGCTGTTATCTGCCGCATTATAGCTATAAGGGTTAAATACGTTGCTTTGATGTGATGAGTATGTAGTTGGTTCTGCGTGAGGCGGTGCAATTGGGGATATCTCTATTACAGACACAAACTGCATATCGCCCATATCACTGAACCTTCTACCAAACCAAAGTCCAGTATCTCCAGTGGTAGGTAAAGATATCTTTGGTGTACCAATAAGAGGTAGAGTCCATATCTGATCAGAACCATTATTGATGCTCTCTACATTTGTTTCGTCCGCAAAGAAGTCTTCCGCTCTAACGAATCCAACAAACTTTAACTCTCTGCTCTGATCGCTAGTATCTTCTGTAATAGAAGCAGGTATATTCCCATATAAAGTTCCCTCTCTCTCCTCAAATGCAATGGCACCGCTTTCCTGTTGAGGAGCGGCCCCTCTATCTACATTTGTGTACGTTGTAGCCCCCCAAACACCATCACCCTCTATAGACATAGATTTAAATATCTTAACAGAAGAGGGGTTGTAGTTAGAAACAACCTCAATGCTGGATCCTTGCGTGCCCCCGTAGAACTCAAGAAGATTAGCGTTCATGCCATAATCGTGATGCCAGCTAAACGAGTCACTTGTGTAGTTGTGTGGGTCGGGCAACAGGCTAGGATTTGGCACGTTTGGTCTCATATGAGTGACCATTCTGTTATCTAATGTAGAGTAGCATGTTGGAACAAAGCCATATCTGCTTCTCCATACGTTTGACTTTGTTGAGAACGCTAAAGTTACACCATTGTTAGTGTGAGATTGCGCATCTCCTATAAACCCGCTTACACCAACGTCATTTGGATTTATAGCCCCACCGCCAGAAGATCCATCATCAGCCCTAAGAGTCATTACGGGAGTCAACCTTTCATGAGGTTCGTTTGTATGAACAGCACCAACCATAGCACCTTCAGTCGGATGATTATGATAATATCCAACATAGTCTGTGCCATCTGGTAGAGTAAACTCTCCACCTACAGTGTATAGTCCTTCTGATACTGCCATAATTAGTAACCGCTTGTTGTTGGTGATGAATAAGTTGGAGGATCCTCATCCCTTCTCCTTCTCTGTGTAGTCCTTGTTCTAGTTCTTCTCGTATCTGGCTCTTCTACCTCAACATCTATATCTACTATTGGGTCTGGCTCTTCCTCTGGGTCTGGCTCTTGAATACCGACCGTGCAAGAGAATGGGGTATTTACAGAACCAGTTAACATAACTAATTGATTTAAGGTTGCCGAGTGGTCCGCTGTGGTTATAGTTCCATCTCCAAAAACGTCTGGGACTAGATAGGTTGCATCTGCATGAGTTATAGACCCTGCTTCCAGAAGTCCAAACGCTGAATTAAAGGCAGAAGCAATACTGCTTGAAGTTACGTTACCATTTGAATCAACTAATGCGTCATAATCACAAAGATTACCAGTATAAGGCAGCGGGTCAACCACTGGAGGTGGTGGAGGCGGTTCTATAGCACATGATACAGGGAACGTATCTGCTGGTATCTGTAGCATTAATACAAGGTCGTTAGTATCTATATATCCATCATTATTAAAATCTGGGAAAATATACGTCGCCTGTGCGTGAGTTATGTCTCCTTGACTTATCTGAGATATTACCTGTTCATATGCAGAGGTAATGCTTTGCTGAGTTACAATCTCTAATGCGGTTACGACTAATGCAGGATAATCACACAGATCTCCCGTGTACTTGAGAGGATCCGTATCTATCGGTACAGGATCTCCCGTAACTGGGTCTTTTACTGTATCGCCATTAAAGTCCTCAAACCCGATGACTGGCTCATCTACTACTGGATCAACTACATCATCATCCTCATCTTCAATCGGTATTGTTGGGTCTAAACCTGTATCTGGTCTGGTAGGGAAACCGCACTTCTTGTACACCTCGCTGACTGTCAGCTCCTCTCCTTCATCGTTAAGAAGGTATGTATTTATAAATTCATCTATGTTGAAATTAACAGCTTCAGATATTTCAACACCATTAGGCACATTAGCTAAAGCATCCCACAAGTCACCTCCATTCCATACCCCATCATTTAATGCATTAGCAACATCTGCCATCGTTTCAGAGGTATAGATCCAGAAAAATAAATTTTGTTGACTATACGGAGGCTGCTCTGTGATAAGACCTTGAGTTATAGCTATAAACTTACATAGATCAAGATCAATAATAACATCTGGATCTGGCGGTGAAACTGGATCGTCTGGCGGCGGTGGCGGTGGCGGTGGTAACACAGGAGTTGCTAAACCGTAAGTTATTGGGTTTAAGATACTTAGTAGATACTCATTCTGTATAGGGTCATATCCACCTACAACTCTTACATCATTTCCATTTTGTTGAGAAAGAGACAAAGCTCTGTTGAATGTATCTCTAATGTAAGAACTCATCCCTATATCAGATATTACATTAACACCATTTACACCAGAAGCTCTATATACCTTACCTAAAGATTTATGAGCAAAGTATGCTGTATTGTTTATGTTTACAACAGACTCTGGATTGTCGTCAGCACCAGCCTGACCTACATAATATCTTGGAGTCCCTATAAAATTGCTTGATGCAATAAGACTCTCTTCACCCATAACGTCAGATATAAGAGTCCTGTCGATAGGTATAGAGCCACACTTGTCTTTTTGTATAAAAAACAGAGAATCGTCATGGTTTATAAGATAATTTACAGGTCCGCTCTTTAGGTCTAAGTCTTTATCCATAGCTAATGATGGATTGAAAGACGAATATGACACCTTTCCCGCATTAGTTATATCTCTTTCTGAGTGTATAATACTAGCCTCTTTGTAAAACTCCTGAGCGTCATGATCTATGGCGTTTGGCCTACCTATAGGCAAAGAGTTAGATTTAAACAAATCTGAAGCCACAGGAGACTCTATATAATAGCTCTTAAAGTTAGATTCTGGAGCCTGTAACGGTGTGTTGCTATCTTCTAAGTCTGATAACACCACGTTTGGTATAATAGTTTCATAGCCCCCCACGTTCTCGTTTAAGCTACTGCTGTATTCTCTAAAGTTTACTGCAGCTCTTCTAAAGAAAACATCACCCTCAGTCATGATGACTGTTGAAGGAGAGTGAATTCTAGTGTTACCAAAATCTATAACATCATAAACATCTCCTATCTCGTAATAAAGTCTATCGTCTGCATCTAATTCTTTTGCTGGGCTAAATATCTCAAAAACACAATTGTCTCCCCATCTGTGAGCCTGATCTCTTACGTCTTCGTATCTAAATCCTAAGCAGTTTGAGTTGTTTTTTAAGACTAAGAACAACCCTTGTTTTTCGTTAAATGAAGGATCTTGGTCGGTGTTATCATTAAGTTCTTCAGGTATAATTAAAGGATTGTTATCCTCCCCTAAAGCAACCATATCTGCCACCTCAAACTCAAAACTCAATGGGTAGACCCTTTCAGGCACACTTCCTGAAGATGACCCAACCTCGGGTGGTAGCATATAAGATATAACTCTTAGCCTATCGCCCTTTCTAAATGTATACATCAAAGGCATGGTGCTGTCTGTAAGTTCTATGTTTTCATCACTAGCACCCCAAGCGTGAGTGTAAGATACAGGTCTGCCCTGCAAGTGATTCAAAGACACGTATATTCTTGAAGGGGCAGAAGAGCTATTGTTACCCTCTACAATAAACGCACCTCCAGCAGAATACTGTACGAAATCAACTACAGATGTGTTTTTAGAGTAAACTATCTTATATTTTGTTGCCCAGTCAGGAGGGGTGTGGTTTAGAGTTAGCTCTATTTGTACATTTCCTTGAAGATCAGCACCTCTCTCTTGAGTTGAATACCCCCCTACGTAAACGCTGTCTAAGTGATTAACAGCACCATGTCTGCCTCTCTCATCATAATACACAACTCCAAACTCATGCATAGCAGAGCTTTTAAATGACGTAAAATCAACAGAAGCATCACCGCTTACAGAAGAAGCGCCAATACATTCAACATGAGAATGCAGTTTTGACCAATCAACACACCCAAAATGCTCATGAGCTGGAGGTGATAGAAATCCCTCTCCCACAGCGTCAATAGGGTTTTGAAACGACCCTTCATCAGGGTCGTTAGGATTAATTAACGCTGTAGAATAAGGCTCGCGAAAAGGCAGTGGGTCTACTGAAAAACTTGCTATTGCTCCACTAGGAGTGTACGTGTCGGCGCCTTGTAAATCTACTATTGTTTGAGGCCATGGATACGATGTCTGCAACCAGTTTGGAGGAAATTGTTGTTCATTGTAAAAATCAGAACTTACACCATATGGGCCGTCGTCGCTGTAGTCATCTACTTTATGAAGCGGTATCCCCCTGCTGTTTACCCAAAGTAACGGTAAGGTTGTAGAATAGTCCTTTATGTGTGGGTAGATGTGAGGGTTCGAGTAGGTCTCCGTGCTTGCGTCGCTTCGATCTAAAGGATTCATAGCTATACTCCCGCTAAAGAATGGACCGCTAAGTAGATAGCCTACACGTTGATACGACAAATCTCTTTCTTCTATGACGTTTGGGTCTGTCACTATGCTTGGACCAAATTGAGAAATTAGTGCAAGTCCTTGATAACCTCCAATAAACGCTTGATGGACTCTAGTTTGAAGATTTTGTATTGTCATTAAACCTCCAAGGATTGAAGTAGAACCAACAATATCTTGACCAGCTACATCATTAACCTCTTTAGAGGATAGTTGACAATGGCTATAATCATAATCTATATCTACTCTAGCTAGAACAGATCCATAGTCAGCATTACCATATTTAGAATACGCCGTATCCCCCTGTTCTCTACCCCCTGGACCGCCTTCTCCATCCATTAAAGAAAATCTAAACCTGTTCTGCTTAAACACAGGTTCGTATGTCTGACCCACAGTATGAGGCTTAAACAGTTGAGTTCCAGTAGTTTGTCCACCTTCTGTAAGCTGAAAGTAACCAAAACATCTTCTGTTACAAAAGTATCCTGTGCCATCAGGACCAGCAAAATTACCGATAAAATCTCTAATAAAGTCTTCTCCATTTTGCTGTGTAAATAAAGGGTCTTCTATCTTAAAGGCATTAAATGCATCGCTAGTTCCTTGAATAATTGAGTTCTGAAACCCAGGATCGGCTAGCACGCTACCACTTACAACCCACCAAGGAGATCTAGGGTCAATCTTTTTTATGCATGTCATGATTCCAGCGGCAGACTGTTCTGGTTGTACCCTCGATATAGACAACCTCATTTTATTTCTTCTCGTGTCTCCTGGATACGTAACAAAATCTACTCCTATTTCGTCAGAATATTGAGGATATTGCATCCCGTCATCTTCTGGATCAACCAGCTCTAGATAAAAATCAACCTCTGCTTTATTTACTATGAAGTACCCCATAGGAATGCCTTGACTTCTACTGTGCTGTTTACTTACAGGGTAGTAAGAGCCTTTCGCTGTTATCTCATTATCTTCATGTCTGCTCTCCCCGACACCAACAATAAGGTAGCTATTTTCGTCTCCTGGCACAATCTGAGGAAATTCATAGTTTTCTTGATTGGTTTCGTTATATAACCCTAGATCTATCGCAACAGTCTGCTTGTTATCTACCTCAAGAATATTTGTATAATTACTCCAACTGTAATCACCCTCTTGAGCTCCAGCTAGAGCCTCCGCTACAGTTTCTTGTATTAGCTTTCTTCCGTTATATAGCTCATCTTGAGTTATCTCAAACTTAACCCTGAATGTTAAAGTCTCACCCTTAAGAATAAGAGGGTTTCCTGCACTTGTTCCATACCTAGCTCTAAGTTCATTACCGATATTTCCCTCTCCAAAATGACTACTCAAGTCAGAATGATAATCCTCAAAGCTAAGACTATGCTTCCAAATAGGTAGATCTGCATCTGTGCCTATAGCGTTTGCGCCAGAGTAAAATGGAAAGCCCATTTCTGTAGAATAATCCCCTTTTGATCCCACACCATAGTTTCTACCAAAATATCTCTCTCCATAAAATTGTAAGTAAGACTGACTAGGATCATCCCCATAAGTTTCTGATGGATCAAAATCCTCACCGCCAGTCTGTATTAAATCGAAAGGAGCATCATATCTTTGGTTTACACTTCCATCTCCAGTTTCTTGCTTTCTGGCTGGAGAGTTAGGCCAAGAAGCACCGCTAAATGGCGAAACATCTATAGCCTGACCTACATCCGTGTCGCCGCCTCCATAAGTGTTGTTTAGAATACTAAAGTTGTTGTTTGCACTAAACAGTGGCCATCTTTTAAACCCGTGAGGATTACCGCTCAAGCTACCAACCTGTCGAGATTGATGATATGAACCATCTGCCTGGTAAATGTGGAAGTTTCTATCTGGTTTGTAATTTACGGTTACGTTTATTGTTGTTCCCGCATAGACCTGCGACGCAAATTCACTTGTATCGATTTCAAAACCAGCACACTTGTTGTTGCCGTAGGGGGTTCTGTATATTGCTGGATGTACGGTAAGCACGTAATTAAGATAATCTGGCGGTCTTTTGTTATAAATTACCCTAGATGTACAATCGGTTTTAACATTGTCAAAACCCTCTAAATAGTTTCCATAGACAAGTCTGTTTTGTATGTTTGCCTGAGCTTGAGCTTTTCTAGGGACATTATCAAATGTCTTATCTACGTCGTTTGGCGCAACACCAAATCCAACTCTGTCATTTCTAAATGTATAAACCCTAGTGTCTGGATTCCAGTTGCTTATACCGTCACCCCCTACATTTGGAACTTCGTCTATCTCAAAAAAGTTAGAGGTGTTACCGTATCTTGCTAGAATTCTTATACTATCAATCTCAGGGCTTAATTCTGGCACAGTAAGTAAACATACATTTTGTGATAATAATATGTTAGCAGACACAGCACCTCTGTTTACTATGTTTGGAGGAAACGCTATTGTTGAATATACAGATATAGAGCTTTCTATTTTGTCTTTATATATGGCCTGATATGCGTACTGAAAGCCAGCTGTTGTAGAAAAGTTATTTGTGAGAGATTCATCATCTGTATCCCAATCAAATGTTATTCTTTCCAAAGGCACTTTAGGGCATGCGCATATAAGGTCTTGCTTATCTGCAAAGCTGTAATTATTAAACTCAGATTCTGGGTCGTTTGTCTCTAGTAAAGCTCTATATACATTTAATCTTCTAGGCTCATTTACATTGTCTGTAAAATAAATAAGTATATCTTTTTCAAAGTCTTTCTTTAGAGATTGATTTTCGTTTTGATCTAAATAGTCTTTAATTAAATCATGCTTTTCAAATTCATTTGAGTTAGTGTATACTATATCTCCTTTGACAAACCCATGCTCTTCAAACCTAAACCCTCCATATGGGTTTCCTGGTGTAATAATCTTTCTTATACTATTAGGTATACCCTGAGGCTCTGTCTTTGATGTTGGTAACTTACCAAATGGATCGTAAGCCCATACACCATGATCGTTTAAGAACTGACTCCATATGAACATATAGACAATTTTGGTTTTAGTGTCTGTAACGCTTCCTATCACTTTTACGTGTGCGTTAGCGTTCTGAGGCCTATCTGCTTCAGTACCATATTCTAAAGCAATATTACCTCTAATACTTTTAAGAAGCCCAGCGTTACCCTCTTCATTTATATAGTCATCAGCTATATACAGATTAAGAGCATCAATCATACTTGTTTTAGATACAAGCTTATGATCTGAACTTTTATCCAGACCTCTAGGTGTAATTTTATCTATCATTAGTATTTAGGTGCCTGCATGAAGTTCTTGCGAATAGTTGTAAGAGCTTCATCTTTTGTAAAGTGACTCAACCTAGCATTTGCCTTTCTTCTCTCATTGTAGTATTCTGCGCGAGCTCTATTCTTTTCGTTTGCTGGGACAGTTGTTTTTCTTTCTACAAGCTTGTAGTATATGTAACACCTGAGAGCTTCCTCTGCATACACATGAACTTCTGGATCAGTAGATCTAGCTTCATCTGCAACATACTCAACGACTATCTGATTAAAGTCTGTGTTTGATGATATCTCTATTCTGTTTTGGTCTAAATTTATTCTGTACTCACCTGGCGCAGAACCACCGCCTACACCATATAATCTACCAGTACCTCCTTGAAATATGTAGTTTTCAAATATAAATGCGTTAAAATCGTCTACATCAGAGCTCTCTGTTGATGTTTTATCATCCTGTCTGTCAAGAATTAAGTTAGACTCAATATTAAGCGGTCCGTCGTCGCTGTTGTTTTTTTCATTTGTTGCATTGCTATTAGAATCAACCTCATACTTTCTAGAATAATTAAGGTTTTTATTCTGAGCTAAGGCTCTGATAATGCCGTCTTCACCAACTATACCAAGCTTACTAACGTCAACAAAATCATCAGGCAATGTAACTGTGTCATTATCCTCTTTTGTTAGCTTTACTGACTTTATCTTTTTACCTAAGTCAAAACCAATCTCTCTGATTCCACGAAGAGCAAAGTTTCTAATAACTACGTCAGATGCGTTACTAACAAAATCATCAGTATCTAACGTGATAATAAAATCACGAATAATCTGGCTTAGTTTTACTTTATTCATACTCATTATTCAGCAGCTTCTTGTTGTGATGCGTAACCCAATACGTCTCTATCTCTTAATCTTATTCCTAGCAGTTTTGCCATTTCAAAAACAAGTTCTGGTATGCAGTGATCTGGCAACATAAAGTCTCTACTAGCAACAGGATTAAAAATTTGACCCTCTGCAAAAATATCATAACGCGGAGGCAAAGGACTTGACTCTCCTGTCGTAATCACATACGAACCTGGGATTCTATAATATGTTATGCATATTGTGTTAATTGTGCTTGGAAACACTTCAATATCACCAGATACTAGAGCCACAGGAAAGTTTTCTGTAGGTGTAGATAAATTGCTACCAAGTATTGCATTTATTTTTTCTGCATCATATAGAACCTCGCATAAAGTTCTTGATGATTCTGATGAGGCAAACTGATTTGCAAAATTATCCTTTACTCGTATAGATATTATTCTAGATAGATCGTCTGGCCTTCTAAACACGTTTGTGCTTGAAGAAACATCCTCTTCTTTTACCATGTAGGCTAGGTCTTCCAGATGTAACTTTCGCGTTGACTTGTCTCTGCCTGGCTCGATGCCAGATCGTCCAAGTCTTTTAGAGTCAATAAGCTCTGTAAAAAACTCATTGTACACATTAACTTGAGCCGTGTAAGCCAAGGTATTAAACACCTCTACGGTGATAAAACCTTTCTGCTCTTTGTTCACTACATTTTTTAATATGTCGTATACCTGTTGTACGCTAGCCATAACACAAATATACGAAAAAGAAAAGCCGCCATAATAGGCGGCTCATCTTCTATTTAACCATGAGCTATCCCAGCCTATCTAGTCTTTCTTCAATACTAGATAAAACTGGAGATCCCTTTTCTGTCATACAGAATCTAACCATAACATCCATAGACTCTTGGCCTACAGGAACTGAAACAATTAGTTTGTTTGTGTCAAACCAATAACATCCGTCTTTTTTCATGTTAATAATTTGATAATCACTAGCTTGCTGAATAGCAGATCTAACCTGAACCTGTGGAGAATCAAAGGACTCCATAAATTCTTTTGTTTTCTTCTTTGCAATATTTAAAAGATTATATCTAATCTCAGTTACAGGTGTATTTATATTTACACCAAAGTATAAAGCTATTGGCAGTAGATCGTTAATATCTTTATCTCTAACCATTGATATAGCTTCATTAAGAATAAACTCTCTTTTAAGTTCATTCTCTGCGTCCTTTTGCTTATCCACCTGTCTAAACAGCTTACCACCGTTAGCCATATTCATAGGATGCATATCCATAAACTTGCGAAGATTTGGCTTGTCTTTCGGAACAAATAGCCTTCCCTCTCTAAAAGCCACAGTTTCTTTACGAGCTTTTTCGCCTTGCTCATCAGCCCATATTGAAGGCTCGTTAGGGCAATACCTTAGCTCTCTCACTGTATCTTCTTCTGAGTCATAAACAGTTACACCTTTCTGAGGTAACATAAATACAATTCCTGCACCTTTAGGTATCTCATACTCTGTGTTTTGTAAAACTGCTTCTCTACGCTTAATTGTGCGTTTTTTAACAGGCGGTTTTGTAGTAACCGCTTGTGGTGCCTGAGCTTTAGGGCGCTCAGCTGCCACTTTTGCTTTTGTCATAATAAATTAGATTATAAATTAAAATTATATAAATTAAATAAATCTCTTGCAAGCGCAACAGATTCATCATTACCAATGTCTTTGTCAATGACTCCAAACCTACCAATATGCCCTTTAAAAACAAGAGCAGCTACACTAGACCCAACACCAAGGTCTTCATTAAAACAGCCTAATGTTTCTAACAAAAGATCACCGTCGGTAAGTCCATTTGTTGCTGTAGGTGTTTTTACTCTAAGCGCCTCTTTATCTCTTATTGTTTTTCCTGGTATAAAACCTATAATATCACCCACCCTATTGTGCAAGAACATATTAAACTTTTTATCTCTTCTAACAATAAACACATCTGGCCCACCCATATCATCTATGACATCTCCAGCTTCTTTGTAGCTTGGCCATTTAAACGGTACGTTAAACTTTCCTTTAACATTTGTCTGTGTTGTCGCTGGTAGTCCAGTTCTACCGCTATGCCTAACTGTAAATGAATAAGGCTTTCTAGCTTCAGCAGAAGCAGCTGTGTCATAATCAGCTGAACCAGGTAGGTTGCCCCCAAAACCAACAGTCTCTCCTGCGTCATCTCCATACAGAATCATAGGATTTGTTGTAGAAGTTGTAACAACTTGGCCAATAACAAAATATATAGTGTAGTCTTCTTTTACGGTAACTCCAGGCCCCATGTCAAAAAAATGAGCATTGTTTAAAAGAACAGATTTTTTACCTATACCGCTAGTGCTAGAAGACACCTCACACAATGGAGCGCTGTTTCCTACTGCTGTAAATCTAGGACCTAAAGATCCAGCATTGTACCATTTTGTTACAGTAGCTGCATCTGCAAAAGCCTCTAATCCTTCATGATTGTAATCTATAATAGGTATGTTGTCACCAAAAAATATTTCTCCTATAGTCTTTTTAAATTCATTCTTCTTGCTTCCTCTACTTATTTTCTTTGTTGCTGTCTCTACAGGCTTAATAGGTACTTTAGAAACCATGCTATTTACATCTGAGAGTTTAGCCCTTTTAAATGTAGACTTATCCTCTCTAACATCAAACTTCATAACTTTTTTTACAGTATCTGTTGTTATAAAGTTTACTATATTTTCTATTAACTGTATCTCTGTTCCTGGCGTGCAAGCTACCTCAACGGTTGTTTTTGGTAATGACTCACCCTCAACCAAAGACGTTTCTTCAAAAACACTACAATCGTTAAAGGTTATATTTACAAACCCTTGTGAAGCAGATAAAAAAGCAATCTTGTCTGAAGGAATCACAAGAACAGAAAGTCCAGCTCCTGTGTCAGAAGTGTTAGAACTAGCTTCAGATACTTCACCTTGTATAAATTCAAAAAACTTTATCATGAGTCTATAGCTATTGTGCAAGAAAGTATATCTGGATGTAGGAAGTTGCTGTCAACATCATCACATACAACTATTGTAGCTTCGTCGCCAAGAGATATCTCGTCTCCTATAGCTTTCATTACAGCTTTTTCCCTGTCTGCAGTTATTGCTAATGTAACTATGTCTGCAGCCGCACCGTCTGTGCCAAAGCTACCTATACTGCTTTCAAACTTTACTAAAAGAGTTTGATCTGCAGCTACAGTCATCCCCAATAAGCGGTGCGCTGGATACGTTGCTGCATCATCAGCAGCGTCTATAAACTGTAAGAATTTTTTCATTTTACTAAATTACACACAAATATACGACAAAAGAAAAAGGCCCCAGAAGGGCCTTTCTCATAGTGTTACATTAAGATTTAGAACGTCTCCGCTAAACCTGTAATCTTCACTCTAATCTTACCTGCAGTGTAGGCAGCTTCAGTAGCTGTTCCACAAGTAAGGTAGAGGTACTTCTTAGCAATCGCACCAGCAAGAACAGTATCGCCGATACCAGCTTCGTTAAAGAAACCAGCAGCAAGATCTCCGTTGTTTAAGATATCAGTACCACTTGTTAAAGCAGCATTCTCAGCAGTAGTGCCAGTAGCACTAGAGCTTAGGTTGATATCAGGGTCTCCACCAGTAGGTGTTTCGATACAAGTCATTTCAGCTTTCACTGGAAGACCGTTTACGTCAGCGCTAAGCTCCATAATGTAAGCGTTAGCAGCACCACCATCGGTACCAAGAGCATCTCCAGCACCGCCTCCACAAGCGATACCTTCATCTAAATCAATATCCATAACAGTGATAATTTCGTTTCCTACTTTATACACTTTATGTAGCTTAATAGCAGCAGAAGCAAATCCAGAACCACTAGCAAGAGGTGTTCTTTCGTTGAATTCAGCAACGTCAAGCTTTTTAAGGACTAATTCATTCATTATTTCTAAAAGTTATTTTCGTTATTAAAAAGTTAAATGCAAAAGGGCCGAAGCCCTTTCGCTAATCAGTATTAAGCTACAGTAGCTCCAGTTCCGTTAGTTGAAATAACAGTAGCTAACCACTTCTCAGAAGAACCAGCCTCAACATTAATCAACTCAATACGAGTGTATACTGCAGCGTTAGTAATTGTGAGTTCATCATGGTCAGCTGCTCCTCCGTCAAAATTAATACAGTCGTTTGTCTGCGTGTCATTATTCAAGATGTTATATACAGCTATATTATCGTTACCGTCAACAGCGTTGGTCTGTATAACAATGTTCTTGTTTACCTGTTGAGCAACAACAACAGTAAAAAACATACCTGGAGCGAATGTCGCAGCTGGAAGTTTAATAGTTATGTTGTTTGTTGGAGTTACAAAAAGTATAGCTCCACTGTCTTTTGCGTCTAAGGCTAAAACATTATCGTTGTTACCAGAACCAAACGTCATGATTTGCTTACGGTATCCAAAACCTTCGTCTCTGCTACCTGTTGTTGAGGTACCAGTTAAAGGCATGGCTACAGATGCTTGAGTTCCAAATGCTACAGTTCTGTCATTTGCTTGTTCTTGAAAAGCAAATCTTGCATTTCCTGAAGAATTACCAAATTGTAAAAAACCTTCAGTTAACGCCGACCCAATGTTCTGACGAATAACTCCAGCGCCAATCGTAAATACAGTGTCTGATATAGTTGAACTTTCAGTTACTACTGGAGCAGTTCCAAGATCAATGTGATTGCTTATCTTTTCATCATTGCTCTTATCAGCCACAACAATAATAGATTGTTTGCTAAAGTTAATCTCTTCACATACAGTTTCGATTACCTCTCTACCTTTGCCTGAAGCAACAGTAACGTCAACAATATCAACATCAGTCTCACCATCAATTCTGAAAGAAAATCTAACGCTTGTAGCGTCATGAATACCTATCCCCTCTAAAGCAGATATAGGGTACGTTTTTGCGTTATCTACCTGACCAGCCGTAGCGTCAGGATTAAAATATAAAAATTTCTTAGTTAAATCCATAGTTTCCATATATTAATTCATTTCACAAAAATCAAGCCCATCTGGCTCACTAATAGCTGTAATATCGCTAGTAAGGTAATTAGAATCAGAGTCATCAGCAACAATAATCATTGGCTTTTTACCAGATCTTATTTCTGAGACAATAGACTTCATAACCTCTTTACCTTTGTTATCACTGATAGCTAACCTAAACTCTTTCTTCTGCTTAGCTCCTTGCGCAACAGAAGAGACTTGTTGACACTCTACCGCTACATCAACTCTATTTCCAGCTCCATCAACGTCTAAATTTATCAATCTGTTAGCTGGTACACACAATGCATCTGAAGTTGAGTCTCCAAAGTATAAAAATTTCATCATAATATTATCTATTTTTTATAGGTGCATTACCTAGTTAATATTAACCTTTGATTACAACGTGCTGGTTAGCACCGCGTACACAAAGAGCAACTTCAGAACGGTAGTGGAATACTGCGTTGTCCTGGCCTAGATCACCATTGTTGTAGTGTCCTAGAATACTACCAGTTACCCAGTGTTCCATCTCACGGTTGTATCCGTTTGCTTCTTTATAGTACATAGCTAAAGCTGGTGCCTTCATTCCGCTACGAGCATCTGTAACCTGAGTCAATGGAACCATAGCTCCTTGAATAAAGTTAGACGCACCTAGAAGAGTTGGGTCGTTAAGAAGCTTCCAATCGTGCTTGTGGAAAGTGTATCCACCACGAGTAAACGACTTAAATCCAAGCTTTACAGCCATGTCCGCGTCGTTATTGAATGCTCCAAACTGTCCTGGAAGACCAGCAGATACTCCTGAAGAGATACCAGCAGCTAACATATCATCGATAGCTAGGTCTTGCTTTCTGTTTACGTACATAGCGTACTCAGAAGGTGCACCCTGCTTATCAAGCTCAAGAATGATATCATCAAACTCAGAGAAGCTGTCCATAGGAGATCCAGCAGCACCTGTTACTTGAATACCACGATCTTCGATAGCTGAGAAGTAACCCTCAGAACCAGCTAAATCGTTAGCTAAAGAAGTGCCAGCTGTTCCGCTGTGCTTCTCTCCAAATAACATCATAAGCTCACGACGGTCCTCGAAACGAGCGCGAGCTTCTTGCTCACCCTTCATGAACCAACGGTACTCATTGCCTCCAATGTTTACCCATCCGATGTTAGTCGCCTGTGATCCATTTACCTCGTAACGATCTTTTACGATCATGAACGGGTTAGAACGACGAATAACACCTGGATCTTCAAATCCAACAGGCTGATTTGTTCCTTGAGCGTACATGTTACCAAGCTTGATCCACTCTCCGCCTACAGCGTCATAGTGAGTGCCTGAAGTAATAGATGCGTTACCGCTTAAGAGAACTAAAGTTACAGGCTGTGCAGTACCAGTAGCGAATCCACCAGCCTGAACGATGTAACGAGTTCCTGTTGAGCTATCCATAACAACGTCATTTACCTCAACGCTTGAAGTAAAGCTGTCAGCACCTGCTGCTACAACGAGATTAGTTCCGTTGTTTGTGATGTTAGCAACAACGTATGTAAACGTCTTGTGACGTCTTCCCATCTCCCACCAGTCGATCTGGTCAGATGTTCCTCCGCTGTTGATAGCACCTGTTAGTTTAAGGAATCCTGTAATACCTTGATCTCCGTATGTTTCAACGAGATTAGGCATAACAAAGTCCTTAGTAGTTTTAATTAAAGAGTCTACAGTCGTATATGTTTCTGGTGAAATACGAAACGAAGCTGGGTTGTTACCCGAAGCAGACGCATCTAAATTAGGTAGATCTGTTCCTCTTGTAGTTCCAATACTAGCCATTTTTTCTTAGTTTTTAAATATTAAAAGTCATCTTAGTAGAGTTGTTTCTCATAATTTGTTTAACCTGTTCTGCCAAAGGATTTTCGTTCTGTGTAGAATTAGTTCCTTGTTGTGGGGAAGCGGTTGTTACGTTTGCTGCCTTCTCAACCAAACCTTTTTGACCATCACCTACACCTTGTCTGTAAGCAGCGCTTACAATCTGGTCGATGTTGTCTACTACAGCTCTGTGTGATGATAAAGCATCAAAGTCCCAGCTTCCATCCTGGTTAATAAATTGATCAAAATACTCTTCTAATCTTGTATTTTTCTCTATTAATTGAGATTTGTATTGATCATCAAGCCCAAACGTAAACACCTTGTCGTTTCCTAGATCAAACTCTAGTCCAGTCATGTCGCTTACTTCATCAGACATTATTGATATCCACTCATCATCAATCATAGATTCTTGCTGTTCCTGCACTTGAGGGGCCGCATATTCATCACGGATCTCAGTTATTTTTTTACGTGCATTCTCAGCATCTATTTTAAGTTGCAGTTGTGAAACTTGTACTTGTTCTTCACCATGTTTTTCGGCGTCAAACTTGTACTGATTCTTAATGAGTACGTTGATTTCGTTTGCAGACAGATTTGGGTACTTAGATGCCATATCTACTTTAATGGCTGTTATATCGTCCATTTCAGACGGATTTAACGATTGATACCTAAACCAATCCTGAGGATCGCGGCCTGTCTTTTCGACAAACTCTGCGATCGCTGCAACTCTCTCATCAAGAACATTTTCTTGCTGCGGCATTGCAAGATCTTCAAAGTCAACGATATCCCTACCGAGCCTTTCGCTCATGTACTCTAGGATTACATCTTCTATCTCTTCTTGCGAATATTGTGGTTCTTCAACAGTTTCCTGCTGAATAATTTCTTCTTGTTGTTCTACCTGCGGTTCTGCCTGAACCTCTGGTTGCGATTCTACAAAAGGCTGTTCTTGAGCGGGTGGCTCAGAAACAGGCTGAGACTCCTGTTGAGGAGCCTCTTCTGTTGTTGCATTTTGCATGTCTGCCTGCATAGATGCAGCCAGTTCTTCGGGAGTATCAAAGATCTCCGCTTTTTCAAATTGTTCTTCCATTATATTTAATTGTTAATTTCTATTATGTAGTGCTTATACCTTCTTTAGCTGGGCCTAAATATAAAATTGCACCGCCGTCTGAATCTGCTGCATTAAACCTAACCGATGTCCACCTCCCATAAATAGTAATACCTTTTGGGAATATGTTATTGTTATCAATTAGATTGTTATTACTTCCTTGACCTGAACTAGCAGATAGTCCAAAGCAATCTGATGTTGCTTCTGGCGTCAAAACATTAAGTGTAGCGTCCGCTAAAAATTGAATTGCCACAACCACCTTTCCTGTTGGAACTGTATATGCTCCAGAAGCTCCATCAATAAATGCGCTACCATGTTGTCCAAAAGCCATTTGGTTGGCCATCCCTGTGTTTGCTAATGTTGCCATGCTTACTTTATTATGCTACTGATGTGTTTGTTACGGCTGAGTTGTCATATCCAAATACACCATATTCAATCACTTGATTTGTTTTAGTCCCGTATACTTCATACTTTCCGTCTACAGCTACAGGCAAAAACATAAACTCACCGCCTCCAATCTTAGCGAAGTCATTGTTGTCAACAGCTTCGTTGTGTACGTAGATATAATTTTCTAACTCTGCGTCTAAATTCTTTATAAATAAATACGCTCTTTCTAATTTATCGTTAGCTTCGTATACTCTAAGTGTAGCTGTGCCACCATCTGCAGCTGTAGATATAACCTTTGCTCTTGTTAATAAACCTGAATCTGCAGGCAACAAAGCTTCAGTTACAATACTCATCGGAGACGGAAGAACATCTGGGCTCGATAAAGAAAGTGTTGCTGTAATTCTTGCCATTATTCGTATATTAACATGTACTCAATAGTTAGCGATGTGCTAACACTAGGAGTGTATTTAAAATCATTTGTATCTGCATCTGCACCGTAAGGTAAAAAAGCCCAGTCTCCTGCATAAAGTCTTCCAATAGCTTCCGAATTCATAATAATAGTTATAAACTCTGATGCGGTCTCACTAAGATTCTTGATATATATCTTACCCGCCATATTATCAGTATAGTCGGCTCCATCAAATAAAGTTATTGTTGATGTTGCAGTTGTGGTTTTTCTGGCTAAACCACTTGTATCTGTAAGACCTAACCTTGGAGACCCAGCTTTCGTTAACGTAGCTGTGCTCTCTAGATTAAGAGCGTCGCTTGTTAAGTCTGGGCTATTTAGTATTATAGTTGCTCTAGTTGTCGGCATGATTATCCTTCGTGAAATATTGCAAATTCATAATACATGTTGTCAGCAGAGGTAGACACCTTGATATCTTCTGTACCGTCATACGGAAAGAAAGTCCAGTCATTAGGGTATAGTCTACCAACAATAACATCACTTCCAACCTCAACCAGAAGGTAAGATGAAAGATTTGTATCTGTAGTATTCTTTATATAGATTTTCCCTGCTTGAGCGTCAGCATAATCTCCTGCTGCTGCGATAGATATATCGTTTGTAGCTGTATTCTTATACACCCTAGATATGCCAGTAAACTGATCGATACCAGTCGCTGATCCAGCTTTACGCAGCGTAGTGCTAGCTGTCACAGCTCCAGCACCTGTAAACTCCGTTGGGTTAAATGTTAGTCTTGCAGTAGTTGTTGGCATAGTCTATTGTATTATGATGCGGTTGATTGAGAAATAACAGCGTATTCAATAGTCATATTTGCAGCGCTAGTATCTATGTCTATATCTAGTGTACCATCATAAGGAATAAAAAGCCAATCTCCTGGATATAGCCTTCCTAAAGGTTCATTAGCGCTTGAGTCAATATCAACAGTCACAAAATCAGTATTTCCTGACGATACGTTTCTAATGTAAACTTTATGCGCTACAGTGGTGTCAGCGTAATCAGCAGCAGCGATAATATTAGTATCCGTCTGAGCTGCTGCATAAACAACAGTCTCAACGCCAGAGTACTGATCTAATGCTGTTGCACTACCAGCTTTTGTTAATGTAGATGTAGAAGAGAAATTAATCGGATCTCCTACTATGTCTGAAACTAATGTTATGGTTGCTGTTGCCATTTTGTTATTTCTTTATATGCAAATATAGTTATTAATTCTTTTTCTTCTTTTTACCCTTGCCAGCTCTAATTCTTGCTGCCTCACGCTTACCAAAGTCACTCTTTACACGCGCCATTGCCCACGCATGCTGAGACACTTTTGGTCTGTTACCAGAGCTCATGTATGCAGCTAAACCTCTTCTGTATACTTGCTTTTGTGCAGCACTAAGCCCAGACATTCCGCCGCCTTTTTTATACTCCTTAATCTTCCCTCCTTCTTCAAGAGAATCTCTTTCTTTCATAAGAGCGTCAAGATTCTTTGGATATGGCTTTCCTTTTTTATAGATGTTAGCTATTCTCTTTATTAACTGAGCTCTACGCTTTGGATTTTTACTGCCAGCTAGATATTTTTTGTTTATCTTCATGACTTAGGGTGATTTGCTATTTTAAATTTTGCTTTTGGAACTGCTCCTGCGTGCGGTTTATAATCTCCTTTCATAAGGTAGTACCTGCCAGACTCCTCCATCCAGTGATAACCTTTTGGTGGATCTACAGATATAGTCTTACTGCTTATAGAAAGCTTACCGCCTTTTTTATATTTATTTACTTTCATGTTAACAATTCCATTTTCTTAGCGCTTTATTTATTCTAGAGTTTGGATCTCTAGCTGTCTTAGCGCTTGTTAATCTTTTCTTCATTCCACTCATCCTTGCACAGAAAGACTTCCTGCGTTTAGCAGCTTTACTGCCTTTCTTTAGCTTGGAAGGTTTTGTTGTTACAGCAGTTTTTAATTTACTACCTGGATTAGCTGCACGATAACGTCTAACACCTTTTGCTGTAAGGCCTCCAGACTTTGATTTGTCTCCGCTTTTTACAGAAAATTTCTTAGGCATCCTACCACCCCTACGCATACTCTTACAACCGTGCTTACAAACCTTCATTAGAAATCACTCATTATGATTTCATCAACCGCTTCCTGCACTTCATCTTGAGTTGCCTCAAGTTGCATCATAATATTGCCTTGAAATCGTTTTACCTCTTCTCCATCATTAAATACAATAACCGTTGGAACTACAACTATCTTGTGTTCTTTTTGTAGTGCTGGGTCAGCAGCTATATCTACTCTTTTTCCTTTACAGTCGCTAAGCTTATCAATCCAATCTACACTGTTAGCAGAGTTAAAACTTGCATTAAACTCAACAACACATACTCCTGAATCTGGTATACGCATACCAAGAGATGTGACTGCAAATAAACATATGTAGATTAAATTCTTCATTGTAGTTTATCTATTTTTTCTTCGATACGGTCAAGATCTTCTTTTAGCTCTGATACATCTTCCTGCGTCGTCATAATTGTTTGACGCACCAATTGATCCTTCATATCAAACTCCATACGTGTAATCTCTGCAGGTAGAGGCTCAGGCAGTTCTTTAGCTAAAGCTATGTCCGCTTGAAGAGCAAACCACATCCCAATAAGGGCCGCTAGCCCTGCTGCACCCATACCTATTGTTTTTAGGTCTAGTGTTACTTTAGTATCCTCTCCAATTTGTTTTGCCATTACAGTATTACATAGTTTAGTCCAACAGAAAAGTCATGCCATTCTCGATTCCAATACTTATTGTATTTGCCCTCTAAGAATAAGCCAAGACTCTTGTTTAATCTCCATCCAAAGATAAGGCCTGCACCGTAATCTATCCACTGCCCCCCTTCGGTGGTTTCAAAGTACGAAAACTCATCGTCAGTCTTAAGGTGATAAGGCATTACACTTGCCCAGCTGTGCACCCAAAACTCTTTTGAATATTTGTAATAATCATAACCTAAAACTAAAGAATAGTTCCAAACATTAGGAAGTTCACTTCTCTTTCTAGCTACATAATCGTCAATAACTTGAGGTATAATAACCTGCTCCCACACATCAATACTGTTTGCTACAAGCGTTCCATCAGGCGCAAAGTATTCACCGCTTTGTACATCTACGGTATACCCTTCTTGTAAAGCAAGGCTAGTGTAGTGAATATTGTTGTTTGAAAGAATCCAGTCTTCTAAAGCGTCATAACCGTATGGTTCAGATATACGCTGAGCAACCCCAATGTTAAAACTGAGGCGGTCGTTGGCGTTGATTCTCAACCTCTGAGATCCCTCAAAGTATTCTACATCTGCAAAACCATCTTGTAGATACTCAACCTTGGTTATCCAGTTCTTCGCTACATAACGCAAAAAGTAATCTTGATCAAGAAAATTTCTACCCTGTTGTCTACGCCAGTCTGCCTCAAATAAAAACTCAAACCCTTTTACTTTACCAATGTTTGCTGCATCGCTGTAAGATTTTTCCGTGCCATCATAAAAAACATTAGCCCTGTTCTCATATCCAAACCTAGCGATCTTACGAACACCAGCTGTAATTGAATAGTCAAATGGAGTTTCAACAATATTAGTCTGCAACCCATTTGTTACAGAATATATATTATCGTCAGCTACAGAATTACCACCGCTAAACGCAGTGTAAAACGTAGCATACTTAAACGTCTTTTTTAGTGTTTGTCCTTTTGCTTCAAGTGATGTACCTAGTATAAATACCAGCACCATAATGGCAATATAGACGAGCGATGCAAAATCTCTTTTCTGAGTCATTAGAATTCAAATCCAAAGTTGAGTATCATAAATCTAAACCTTGGGCAAGGCTTCTTTTTCTTTTTGTCACATGCAGGACAAGGACATACGTGAACCTGAAGTACGTCTACCGTACCTAACCTAAAGTTTAGTTCATACTTTTCTTTTTTGTTGTAAGAGTTCCAACTGTTAATCCAATTTACTTTCATGATTTTATAATTTTCTTGTTAATAATTATTCCATTATATTCTATTACAACCTCATATACTCCATTAGAGAGCTGTGAGAGGTCTATTGCCTTGTCTGTAGTCCCAACCACTACAAGCTGTCCAAATGCGTTATATAGGCTTGTAATAGCCTCTACGGGGGCCTG